TCCACTAAATCCAGTTAGATTACCAATAGCATTATTAAGTCTATTAAATGCCATTACTGACATTTGTATTTCTTCTGGCTTTAGATATTTGTCAATCTCTTTAAATACATCTACATTAGAAGAAAGTTCTTTGTTTACGTCTCTAGCACGAGAATCATTAAACTTACTAAACTTATCAATTATCTTTTCAAAAGGTAATACAAAGTTCTCAATAGAAAAGCTTGAAAAGAATGGTACTTGTCTATTTAAATCTCTATTCATAAATGCGAATAAAGAACCTGCTTGAATTTCAGCAGCTTTCATAGAGGTAGCTAAATCATCCATGCTACTATTAAATGCGTACTTATCAGCCTTCTTATCAAATAAATCTCTAAGTTTCTGTAGGTCTGCTGTAGTTTCAGCTGTAACAGAACCTAAGTCTTCTTCTTCTTCTTTGGCTCTCTTAATAACTTCAGAGAGTCTAGTAGCTAAACTATTTAATGATTTAGATTGACCTTCGGTTAATTTACTATAGTTAATACCACTAATTTTTCCTGAGAAATCTAATGCTTGACCACCTAATTCAGACTTAGGTAATAATGCCTCTAATTGCTTTTGACCAGATGGTTTCATACGGAATAACTTTGCAAGCTTCTCAATGACATCATCAAGTTTAGCCATGAAGCCATCACCTTCACCAAATAACCATATTGCAATAGCACCAATACCAAGAGTAGCTACAATAGTAATAATGCCTGCTACTGATGTGACTATAAGAGCAATACCCTTAATAACAACTCCTATAGCATATATTATACTACCTACTACACCACCTAGAATACCACCTATAACTAAAATACCACTCATTAACGCTTTAAGACCAGCTGCTGTTTTAGCAAAGAAACCTATCCATCCACCAGTAAGTAATTGTAAAGAACCTGCAAGTACTCCAGTTGCAATACCTGCATAATTGATAGCCATACCTACACCCCAAAGGGCTTTGAGTCCAGCATTACCCATAATACTAAAGGCAGTAACTACATTCTTAAGTGCTCCACCAAAGAATGCCCAACCAGCTGGTGGTAGTAACAAAGCATAAATACCATAGTCACCTACAAAGGAAAGGATAGAATCAAATATATTAGAGGTAATACTAGTTGTCTCAGCTTGAGCGGCATTTGCTGCACCAGTAAACAATGCAAAGATAGAAATTAAAGCACCAGCAATAAATCCCTTTTTACCTTTAAATAGTTTACCAAGTAAGCCTTCAGGTCCAGCCATTCCTTCAACATCTACATTCATCTTATTTAAAACAGATTTAATGTTATCTGTATAAACTTTAGCTCTTAACGCTGGATCAACTCCTTCTTTACCAAGAAGAGAAGTATCAAGTAAACTTTTACTCTTACCAAGATCTTTGAGCTTATCTGCGGCTTTAGAAACAGTTTCTTTAATAGTACTAGAGGCAGATTTTACTTTTTCATCTACCTTTTTCTTTATTGAATCCCCTTCTTCTTTACCGAATAGGAAATCTGTAATACTTATTTTACCTTTAGTGTAGTCTTCTCTATTTTGACCGTTATTAATATTGCCAAGAACTTTACCTACAATGTCTTTTACTTTATTAATCTTGCTAGTTATTTCACTAGCTTTGATATCTCCAAATAAACTAGTAAATAATTTTGTTTTGGATATAGTAGCTGCTGCTGCTAAGGATTGCGTAATAAAGAATTTAAACACAGATGCGAGAGAATCTTTAATAAGTTTACCTGCAACATCCTCACCGAGCATTGCAAGAGTAACTAATGGAATGCCAGCAGCCAAAGCTACGGCCATGCTAACATGATCTGAGAATCCAGAGAATATTAGAGATACACCTGCAACTAAATACTTAAAGTTAGCGCCTAATAGGGCTTGACCTAATAATCCACCACTGTTTGCACTAGAGCCTGCTGATCCAGCAACAAAAGCTAAAAAGCCGCTTACAAATTCTTTAACAACAGATACTTTACTAAGTATAGTAGCAATACCTGCTCCAACTAAAATAGTACCTAGTAAGCCTGAATCCCCTACACTAAAGAAAGAGAAAAGACTAGAGATAGCAGAGCCAATAATACCAAACTGTTCTAGGAATGCTTTTCCAAATGCATCAGCAAATGTTACTAATTGACCTAGTAATTCAGGAATAGCTTCTATAGCTTCTCTTAGATAGAACCCAATAATAGATCCTGCAGTTTCACCAATTTCTTTAAATATATTAGCGTCAAATGCTTCGTATAATGCTTCTCCTATTTTTGGGATTAATGCTGCTTTGATTAATATTGCAGCACCCGAAAAGAATGCGGCAAATGTAGCAGGAGCTACTAATGCAACAATAGCAGCTAATACAAACACATCGGCAATATTCTTGAATACTGCGCCAAGTTCTTTGAGTGGTAGGCTAGAGATCATTTCCCTAACATCTATCTTTTCTATCTTAAGCTTTACTTTAGCTACAGTATCTTTTAGAGTATCTTTAACAGTACTACCAATGCTACTGTTACCAATTGTATCTCTTGTGTCTAATCCTTTTGCTGTAATTTTAGTAAAAAGATCTTTAGTACTATTTTTCAAATCAGAGAAAGAAGCTTTAACTTTCTTTGTAAATGCGTCTATCTTTGTTGTGCCTTCTGTGTATAACTTATCAGCCCAACGTAATACACCATCAACCATATCTGGCCAGTAAGAATTACCTACTACTTTATCGTATATATCAAAAAAGTAACCCTTAATTTTAGTAGCAAAGTCTCGTATAAAACCTTCTACTTTACTTAACTTGGTAAAAATACTATCTTCAATTTTGCTACTCATATAAAGCATATAGCCTACAATAGCAATAACAGTATTTTCGATAACAGCTCTTACTTCTGCAAATGCAGTAACAAATCCGTATAATGAGCCAATTGCTACGTCTAGGCCTAGCAAGTTAGACACTAGTAATTTGAGACCAGCAACACCTTTGACTTGGAGTATAGCGAATGTTTCCAATAGACTAGGGTTTAAACCAAGTAAACTCCTAGTAAGATAGATTAAATTAGTTGTAAATTCTGCAATATAAGTTAACGAGAGTACTACTGCAGGTGCAAAGAATCTCTGAATAGTATAGCTTAAGATCTGTAATGATTGTAGACCTAATTCAAGAAACCTATCAAAACGTATATTAGAAAATTCAATAAGTGGATTACTAGCAATACCTAATGCAGCACCAAATGTTTTTAGTACAGCTACACCTTGATAAAGAGGAGTTACAAAGAAGTCTCTAAATCCTACTGAGAAAGCTAAGAATCCAAAGAAATTATTTGGATCTAAACCCTTTGCAAGTTTATTTATATTACTTGTAAATTCTACTACTGATTTTGAATTAAAAATATCACCAATAGTTCTTGAAGTTCTAGTATCACCAAAGGCTACGAATAGACCTAATTGCTCGACTACACCTCTAACTAATTTTCTAAATTCAAATACACTATCATAAAAGGCTAAGAAAGAGATTCTTAGTCTTTCAAAGAAAAATGAGTTTGCCAACACTGTTAATGGCGTTGTAAATGTACGAATAACAGGTACAATAGCACTAATGTTTCTACCTACGGCAGAGAATAAATTTCCAAAAGCATTAATAACTAATTTTGCATCTCTAACTGTTTGACCAAATCTTGAACTTAAAATAGTAAAGTATACATCAGCAACTTCTGCTAAATTTGTTATGTATATTGAAATTCTATTTATGTTTCCACCAAGTATTTGTGAAAGTCCACTTGATTTAGATATCTCAGATAACAAAAGATTTACGGAATCTTTTAGTCTAATAATTGATTGTTCAAAAGTAGGAGCTAGTGTTTCAAATTCACTATTTAATTTATCTGTTTGACTTAGTAATGCTTTAAATACTACATCACTTGTTAATCTACCCTCTTCAGCTAGCTTTCTTAGTTCTCCAATAGAAGAACCAATTCCATCAGCAATAGCCTGTGCAATTCTAGGGGTTTGTTCTAGAACTGAGTTTAATTCCTCGCCACGTAATTGTCCAGAAGCAAGACCTTGCCCTAACTGAATTAAAGCGGCTCTTGCAGACTCACCAGCAGTACCAGAAATAGTAACTGCCTTTTGTACGTTCTCAGTAGCTTGTAATAGTTGTTTTGTAGATGCACCTGCATTCTTTAATGAAGAACCAAATTTATTAAATACACCTACTGTACCTTCCAATGAGCTTCTAGTCTTTACCGATAGAGCCAATAACTGGGATTGTACAACAACTAATTCTTTAGTCCTACCTACAACTAGAGCAATTCTATTCTCTAAATTTGTGAAGGTATCTGAAGCTCTAGTAATACTGTTAACTGCACCGAATGCAGCAAATGCAGCTGTAACACTAGTTGCAAGACCAGCTAATGTTCTAGTAGCGGAAGTCGTTGTCTTTTCTATTTTACCTACTGATGTAGAAAGTTTGTCTAAGTCCCTTTGTGCTTGTGACGAGTCAGACGTGACTTTCAATGCGATATCTGACATAAAATCTCCTTAAAAAAATGCCCTAAGATATATCACGAATAGTGTGATGCATCAAAGGGCAAAAAAATTATATTATAGTGGGTTCGAAACCACTTTTCATTAAAGTTTGTTCAATGAAATATGATGGTGCCTGTTTCGACCATCCAGCATTTAAATATGTAATATACTCAGCATCATTATTAATATAATGACTACTTTCGGTTAAGCTAATCAAAAATTTATTTGATAGTGAAAAGGAGATTTTGAATGACTCTTGTTTATAAGAAGTCCATCTACTTGCAGCATATCCTGTATCTTTTGGAGTAACTCTTTTGAGTTCTTCTATAGCAGTTTCAACAGCATTATCTATTATCTTGTTAGTTGAATCTTCTAATGCATTTGATATCTTTTTATCTAATGCCTTATTGACATTAAGTTTAATTTTTATCAATTGTAACCTCCCATGGGATACCATTATCTGCTGCAGCCATTTGAAGTTTATTCAATAATCCTGAGCTAATAATAGAATTTGCAAGTCTACTCTCATCTTCATTATTAGCTCTTTTAATAGCAGCTAATGAAGCAAATAGTCTCTCGGGTTTTTCTTTAACCCCTTGTGCCTGTAATAACATATAAGTACGCTGGTCATCTTGCCAACCAACAGGTCTCTCTCTAAAATATTCGAACCAACCTAATAGTTCTTCATAGGGCATTTCTTTAAGTAGTCTATAAACTGGCATATGTAGTTTAAATGCCAAGTCATAGACTTCTATCATTTCCTTATCTAATGTTATTTGCCCTGATTCACGTTTCCCAATCCAGAGAATGTGAGTACTTCATTAGACAGACGAGATAGCTCATCGACAGGAAATGCACTGAAATCTTCAGTTGATAACTGATCTGCTCCATCAACGGAACAACCAATCACATACTGTAATAGTTGGATACTTGCATTTTCATCTTCTCCAACAGCTTTTGACTTTTCTTGAATCTCCATAACTTGAGATACAGAAAGCTTCTTAATTGTAACGTCTTCACCCATAAATTTGGTTTTCTTAGACATTACTTTTCCAACGAGATGTTTCATTTTATATTCCTTACTTTTATTTACTATCATTAAATAACTGTTTGTTATTTTCTTGGAAGTCATCGAGTACTTTACGTACTGTATGTAACACAGATAATGTTTCCATGATCTCTCTACCTACTTCACTATTCTTGTCAAAATCTTGAAATCTTTCAAATGATTTACGAATACTAATATCAACACTACGTCTCATATGACGAAATGTAGTCTTCATAACAAATGATTTACTGAATGGTGGTTTATCTTGATTGTTATCAATCATAATTATCCTTAATATATACTATAAATACAACCAAGGGGAGCCTCAGATCTCTCTTTAGCGTCCCCTGGTAAATGGACTAGAAACTAGCCCAAATTGTCATTAGACGAGACCAACAGTCGCAGGACCGAAGAAGCCGCCTTGTGAAGACAATGTTAGTGTAGCTTGGTTAGCATCTGTTAACTGTGGGCTAACTAATAGAGCTTCGATTTTACCAACGAAGTAGAAGTTAGAGTTGTCAACAGAACCTAGACCAGTAGAACCTGCAGTGGTGCTTAGACCAGCTGGTTTAGCATTTAGCATAGAAAACTGGAAAGCATAAATCTTACCATTACCTACTAAAGCACCTAATGCTGAGGATGGTGCCCAGTCAGCAGGAATGTAGTTTAGAGTAATTTCTAAGTTAGGTGAATCAGACTGGCCTTGAATTTGGCTAGAAGTCTTTTGACCATAAACAGGTACGTTAACGATGTTAGCTGGTGTACCGATTTGTGGGAATTCACGGACGTTCTTAATTTCAGTGAAAGAACCAGTAGTAGCAAACTTAGCTACTAGTTCTGCTAATGTATCTACAGTTGTGAGATCAGTAATCTCAGTTGTATTTACGGCCATTGCTGAGAAAATACCAGCTCCGATTGATGTAATATGTGCCATGTGTTTTAATCTCCATAAGCTTTAAAATTTATTGAATAATCACCACGATAAAGAGATTTATCTGCGGGATCAAGGCCAAGCTTCATTACTGTGCTTGCGCCAAATTGGGTTCCATTTGTCAAAGTCTTACCTTGAAATAAGGAATCTATAGTATCAGCAATAGTGAACAATTCTGCATCACCATTACCTGCCTTGACAAAGATTGATAGTATTAACATACCTGAGAATTTTTTCTTAAACCCATGAGCATCAACAGTGCCTCTTCCTGGTAGAATACTAATTCTAATAAAAGAAGTAGTAGTATCTATTGTTCCACTATAGTTGGCAGGATAAGCTTTGTATCCAGTTGTTGTCCATGCGCTTGAAGCGAATAAACCATATATGTCTGACTTTAATTTACTATACATACTCATATTATACTCCTGCTAATGAGAGTACAACAACAAACTCATCTTTTGAAATAACGTTACAACCATATTCTACATTATCAACGGTTACCCGTGAATAGCTATCGAAGTTAATTGCAGGATTACTTTTAATTGTGAGTGAAGTTGTAGTAACAGGAATACCAGACTCAAAGGACTTACTAGTACCTAAAAAGCCTTGAGCGGTGTATGTCTGATCCGTTTTTACAATCGAACCAGTAGCAAAATTAAATCCACTGACGATCTTGTTGTCAAAAGTAGCAGTAACCGAAAGATCCTTTAATTTTTCAAAGGCAGTATCCACGGATTTTTGTACTTTTGATTTGAGGGACATTTAGTTTGCCCTCCACCATTGAGTAGAACCTTGGTTTACTAAAAGTGGTTTTAGGTATTTTCTAACAATACTAGGAACTACTGGAGTTCTAGTTGTGTCATTATTACTATCTTTCAATGTAATAGTACCAATTGAAATTTCTTCAAAGTTTTGTGTTTTATTATCTAACAAATTTTCATTGGATAATAAATGATGAGCCATTTCTAAAACAGCCTGTTTCATTCTCTTTGGAATTTCACTCACACTAAAGTTAACTTCTTGTCCTAATCTAGGATCAAAAATATAAGCCCCTTTACGAGGCCACGCAAGACTCTGTGTGGAACTGACAGCAACACCGATAAATTGATTTTCATCAAGTATAAGAGTTGCAGTCACTAATGCTGACTCCTGGTCGTCGTCTTGAGCATTTAACCATGCACCCGCATCAATGCGAGTATCAAAGTATGCATCAGCTTCGGCCATAGTTACATATGTGTTTGTACCTAGGACTAGTGCCATCAGTTCCTCCTAATAGATTAAGCGTGGAGAATAGGTAGAATACCTAAGTTCAATGCACTCATCTTACGTGCCCATGAACCAGCAGTTGCAAAAGCAGTGTTGGTAGCAAAAGCGTTAGTAGCGCCAGCCCAGTCGTAACCCATTGGATGTACAACGAAGCCATAACGATACCAGATAGATGTAGAACCACCACCAGTGTAGGAAGCAGCAGAGCGGTCAACTTCAACAGGTGTAGGAACAGCAATATTTGTAAAGCTGATAGCGCCTGGCTTGCAAATGAATGTAGTCTTAGTAGAACGATCATTTACGTTAGCAGA